GCAAGGAGTGCGAGGTATCCGACGAAAAAGCGGCCTATCTGCTGGACACGTTCGGGGATGCATTCGAGGCGGTAGGATCGGCAGTGGCAAAGCCTAAGAAGTCACGCGCGGTAAAGTCACCAGCTAAGCGAGCAGCGGCGAAGGGGGACAAGTGAACCTTACAAGCAGCAAGCGCGGCGAATGGCCGAACGGCGTACATTGGACCCCTGGGGAAAGCCGCGAGATTGACGTGCCTGAAGGCGCAGAGATCCCCGAGTGGCTAACCCCTGCCAAGGCGAAGAAACGCGCCACAAAGGCAAAGGGAGCCGAATAGTGGCAATCATGACGGCAGCCGAGGCGCGTCTGTACGTGCGAACGATCAGCGGAACCGGGGAGGATACTACCCTAAACACGCTGATTAGCCGTGCGGACGCGTCTATGGCTGCCGCCATTGGGTTACCGCCACCCACGGCAGGCGGGATCCCTACACTTGAGGACACCGCCCACACGTTCTACCTCACCGGCGAAGGTGGGCAGGAACTTCGGATCCCGTACTCACCTATTCAATCCATCACAAGCATCCACGACAGCGACGACCGGGCCTATGGCTCGGCGGATCTCGTGGATTCGTCCGACTATGAATTGTTCGGACTTGAAGGTATTGTACGACTCAAAGACGACAGTACACACGGGTATTGGACGACCGTACACAGGGGGATCAAGGCTGTCGCCGTTATTGGCTGGACGTCGATCCCCGAAGACATCAAACACGCTGCAGGGCTTCAGGTTGCGTATTGGTTTAAGAACCGCGACCATATTGGCTACACGTCGGTCAATCAGGGCGGTGGAACCATCCAGATCCAGCAGATGGGACTATTGCCCGAGGTGCAACAAATGCTGCGACCGTATCGGCAGCCGTCGACGTGGGTTGGATAATGGCTACAATTACGCTCGATGAGTTCAACCGTAGCCTGTCCGATATGGTGCGCACCGGTGCGATCGGTGAAGCCATACACAGGGCCACTGCAGAAGTAGGAATTAGAGCGGTTGAAATTACTCAGCGGGACTATTTGCGCGGGCCCCGTCCGGAACGCCTCGGGCGCGTATCGGGTGCGCTCGCGCGGTCGGTTCGGTTTAAAACCCGGCCAACACAGCGGGCTGTCTTTCTGTCACTCACAGCGGGCGGCGGTCCCGAGGGCGTAACGTACGCCAGGAAGCACGAATTAGGCGAAGGCATACGCCCCCGTCCGTTTCTGAGGCCAGGACGCGATGAGGCCATACAAGAGGCGCCGCGGATCTTTACCTCTGAAATCGGGCGCACCATTCGCCGCGGTTTGGGGGGACTGTAATGCCCAGCAAAGAACGACAGATCCTCGAACGGGTGAAGACTCAAATTCAGAACGTCAACGGGTCAGGGTCGTACAGCTACGATCTGAGCTCATCGGATCGGGTGGTATTCGGTGACCGGTTTGCTCCGGAGTCGTTGCCGTGTGCCTACATCAACTTGATCGACATCACGACCGCACAGGACGCGGGGCGAACCGTGCTCACCCGTTACGATCGGACAATGCAGATCCAGATCGAAGCATGGACGGCGGTAACCTCATCGACGGCGGGACAGTCGATCCTTGAGGGCTGTGATCTGATGGACGACATCATGCGAGCGCTAGAGGCCGATCGATCGCTCAATAGCCTTGTACGGGACATTGAGATCGTCGCGTCATCGTTTGACGGTCAAGCGCACGAGCGGCCGGGGTTGGCGTTGGCAATTTTGGTCTGCTCGGTTTTCTATGTGGAGGACGCGGCGGCATGAGTTGGAATGATTCAAATTACGCATATCGGGCGCCGTTCACTGTAAATAATCACAGCGCACAAACGGCAGCGTCTGACATATTGATCACGGTCCCCGGCGATTGGCCTGAGTTCTGGGACAACGTATTGGAAAGCGGTAACGATATACGAGTGACGCGCCAAGACGGGATCACGGCGGAAACGTTCGGGCTCGGCAGCTTCAATAAAGCAAACAGAGTTGCAACGATCCAGATTCAGGACAAGAGCCTCGTGGACCTGGACAGCGCGGCAGCGGTCGCAGCGGTGTCCGGTTGGATCTATTGGGGATACCCAAACGCAGATTCGAGTGGTCAGACTGCATTCACTCCAAATTCTCCGATGACCGGAACGATCGTTGTGGGTACGCCGGGGTCCGGCTCTCAACGCGTTGTAACCTGCAGGCCGGAGGCACCAGGATCAACAACGCCCCGAACCGAGATCGGAAAGATGGCCGGCGAAGAAATTCATTTGTGGTGGGATCTCTCAGGCGTTTTAGCTACGCGCCGCACCCCATACCAAAACAGCCGCGCGTTCGAAGAGATCCACAATGTGACTTATCGGGTGGACGATGGCGGCAACCCTCAATCGGGTATGATCGATTCGGACGTTCGGATCGCTGGGCCCGCATACGTGCGGACCGTGCTCAAGGCGGGCTCGTCGGGATCCATTTATGTGGCGGTTCTATTGGTTGAATTGACCGAGGGCCGCAAGTTAGAATTTCGCTGTACTGTGCGGGTGCAAGATCCCGTCGAACCATCATAATTAAGAGGGGCCCAAAATGGCATCTATCTACCACGGAAGAGGGGCCGCGATCGGCATCGGTGAAGAAACGAGCTCGAATTGGGGCGTCGCAGTAGCGCGGACCGTATGGCGTCCGCTGATCTCGTCATCATTGACGCGCACAATTGAGAAGGTGCCGCGGCCTACACTCAAAACAGGCGCCGCGGGCGCAATGCGGCGGGCCCATTACGTACAGGCCGATAATGCAGGTGGAACATTCCAAATTGAGGCATCATATCGGTCAATGGGCATGCTGTGTAAGCATCTCATGGGCGCCGTAGCTACGAGCGGGACGAACCCATACACCCACGTGTACACGTTTGCCGACGATGTGCCTGAAGGGCTCACCATTGAGAACGTGCGCGGAACCGGTACAGCGGAAGTATTCGAAGGCTGCCGGCTGTCTCAGGGCGTGTTTGCAGTATCCGCCGGTGGTCTGATGACGTTTGAAGGCACCGTAATCGCTCAGACGTCTGGGGGTCGCGTCAGCGCCGGAACCGTCACCTACGGCGGAACCGATGCCCCGATCCTGCACAGTCAGGCCGGACAGTTCACGTTCAATAGCGCCACGTATGATCTCATTGACATGACGCTGACCGTGAACAATGCACTCGCCACGCGTCAACACCTGGGATCAGCGGTCACCGCGAAGCCTCTTCGCTCCGACTTTCAGAGTGTCGAGATGTCAATCACGGTCGAGGTCGAAGACGATCTGTATGCGGCGTTTCTTGCGGACACCGAGAGCGATGCGCACATTACATTCACGGACGGCACACGCTCTTTCCGGGTAGACCTGCAGAACGCCTATCTGTCCACGGCATCGGATCCGGTGTCGGATGCAAACGTGATCCGTCAAACCATCACGCTGATCGGTCAATCAGACGGAACCAACGAAGGCTTGAAGCTGACAGTTGTTAACGGTGACAGCACCGGAATCGGTAACTAATCAAACGCTCTAACGGAGGGGATACCAATGAGCTTGCTACACGAAATTAGAAACGCATCAATAGACGAGGTGGAAGCCGTGGGCCTTGTGTTCAGGGTCCGCCGTATATGCTCCGCGGATCTTGCGAAGGTCGGGTTTGCGGCGCTTGCGATGGCTACACCGGAAGCGGCGGATGATGGGTTCGATGCTGACGCAGCGTTGAAGCGACTCAACCCGAAACAGGCCGCCGATCTTGCTGCGTTGCAACAGGCAACAGTGGCCGCGGGTGTGATGGCCGTAGGCGACCAAGACGGCAATTGGGACGATCTGAAGCTAACGATCCACAAAGAGAAAGAGGCGCCCGATAACGGCGTATTGTGGGTTGGCTCATTGCCTCCAGGCGCGTCTGAGGTGCTGTTTTCGCGCATCATGGAACTGTCTACCGACCAGGAAGAGGCGGCGAAACGCCTTGCCGGGTTTTGCGGAACGACCGGAGACGCTTCACGTGGTGATGGAGCTCGCGCGGACGTTCGGAAAGTGGCCCCATGAGGTGTTGGAGCTTGACCCGTATGAACTCGGGCTTGCTGTGCAGGCATGGCAGGAGCGCGAACGCACACAGGGGCGCATAGTGGAGTCTATGGCGCAGAAAGGGCTTCCGGTGTTCCCGGCGGTCATTATCAAAGGGTGACGCATGGGTGACGTAATCAAATTGATCGTACAGGTTGACGACAAAGCAAGCCCACAGATCAAGAAGGTGTCAGGGGCGACAGACAAAGCAACGACCAGCGCCGCAACAGCGTCAAAGCAATTCAAAATCACGGGCGCGTCGATTGCGAAATTCGGCGCTGCTGCGCTGGCGGCAGGCGCCGCAATGGGCACGCTCATTAAAGGGTTAGCAGACAGCAAAAACGAATTGATCGACACAGCGACGCGCACCGGACTAACAGCGAAAACGATCGCCGGTCTTCGGTTAGCGGCGGAAGGGTCGGGCTTGCAGTTAACAGCGCTCTCCGCAGGGCTTCAGCAATTCCCTAAGCGAATGGCGGACTTTGCACGCGGGACAGGTGAGGCAAAAATCGCATTTGAGCGCTTAGGTATAGAGGTAGTCAAGGCGGACGGATCGCTACGATCAGCCGATGAGGTATTGAAAGAAACAGCGACCCTGCTTCAAGGTGTAGAAAACAGCACGGAACGATCGGCGCTTGCGACTCAATTGTTTGGGCGTGCGGGTACAGGGTTGCTGCAAGCGCTCAGCGGGACAGAGCTTAAAGAATTTGTAAGTCAGGCGGAGCGGTTCGGTGTCAAGGTTGGACCGGCGGGCGCAAAGGCCGCGGGAAATTTCCAGCGCGAATTGGCCCAATTGGGGATGATAGCGGACAGTTCGCGTGAGCGCTTTCTGTCGGCGTTCGGGACGGGTCCAGGTGGCGCCGGTGGCGCTATGAAGGCGTTTGGTGGTCTACTTACGGGGTTGACTGTTGCGTTTAAGTCAATGATGGACATAATGCGGGAAGCGTTCGGTGGGTTGACTGATTTCATCGGCGATCTGCTCGGTGAAATCATTAATATGGGCAACATAGTTAGCCATATCCTAGCGTTCCGATTTGGCGCGGCTGCAGACCTCGCAGAAAACTCGCTGAGGCGCATGGCGTCGTCGGCTATGGATAGTGCGGAGAAAACAGCCGGCGCCGTCGTTGACATCATAAGCCTCAAAGCGATCCGTGATGGCGTCGAAGCGGGCATGGCGGCGTTTGAAACAACGACCGCAGGAACGACGGCGCCAATCCGACCACGCGCGCCGACAGTGATCAAGCCAGCAGTGGAAGAAGACCCCGTGTCTGATGAGGGGCCTGTTACGGAACCGGTTGATCTGGATCAACTGTTAAAGGATCTGAAGGCGTCTGAAAAAAGCCTGAACGACTCATTGCAGGCCGTTGTCGACGAGATCAAAGGGTTGCCGGCGCGGATGGTCGGCGGGTTTGCCAAGGTGATGACGAACCCCGGCAGCGCCCTTGCCAATAGCTTAGGGCCAAGCGGCGCCATACTGACAACGCTCGCGGATCTGGGCTCCAAAAACCCGAAAGAAATCGCCAAACAATTCCGATCGTTCTTCAAGAACATCGTTCGATCGTTGGTAACCGTAATACCCGAATTGTTGAGCACTCTTCCGGTCATACTCGCGCGCAACATACCGTTCATCATCATGGGATTTTTGAAGGCTCTACCCAAGATCGTACAGGCGTTCCTATTCGATATGCCAATGGCGTTTCTGAAGGGGATCCTGATGTGGTGGCGTAAGGCGTGGGAAGACATCAAATACGCTTTTAGTACAGGCGGCGAACGTCTTGGGCAACGCGGGCGTGAGGGGCGCAGGGCGCGCGGGGGACTCGCTGCCGGGGCTATCGGTGGAGCGGCTGCAGGTACAGCGGTGCTCCCTGGTATTGGTACCGCTGTGGGTGCTCTCGTTGGCGGGCTGATCGGGTTGATCGGTTCGAAGCAGACCGGGGGGTTTATTCAGAACGACGGGCTGTTCATGCTTCACGCGGGTGAACGAGTTCTACCAGCAACAGGGGCCGCCA